GCCACTTGCGGCTCACTGCCTCGGTGACTAGGGCAGTGCCGTCACTTTGCCGAAGCTGGCCGGCCGATACACGGCGAGGCCTTCGCGCATCTCGGCGCGGATCGCGACCAGGTTCTTGATGAAGTAGTCCTGATGCGAGTTCGACGCCTCGACACGGACGCCACCGTGGTCGAACACCTGCGCCTGGGTGCCGAAGGCGCCCACGAGGGCCGTCCCCGCAGCAATCGAGGGGGTTACGTCGATCGGCAGCCCCCACAGGGTGGGCGACTGCGCCGGCTGGAACGGGCCGCCGCCGATGTAGTTGCCGGTCGAGTCCTTCGTGAGCGCAATCTTTGACCAGTTGGCGGGGTTCATCACGATGCCGTCCGCTGGCACGAACGAGGTGTTAAAGAGCGCCATCATCTGGCGGAAGATGGCGTCCGCGGCGCTGTCGGGCGCGACGCCGACCGCAATCGACGCGCCGAGACCGGGCCGATTCATGATGCCGAGCAGGTTCGGCAGGATGCCGTCGCCGTTCAACAGCTGATCTTCCTCGGTGAGCTGCAGGCCGAGCCGCAGACGCGCATCAATGTAGCTGCGGATCTGCGCCACGTCTTCGAGCATTTCCTCGGTGACCGGAATCCAGTGCGCGAGCTTCACGACCGGATCGGTCTTCTGGTCGAAGACGAGCGCCGACTCGGGCTTCGCGGCGCCCTCGGCGACTGTCGCGGCCGCGTTGGTGAACGTCGTCTCGACCATGTAGACGATCGAGGTGGAGTTGGTCGAACCGCTCGCCAGGAGGTCGCGGATCGTCAGCTTCTTGAACAGCAGCGGCATGATGCCCGACTTGTACTCGGGGACGATCAGCTTGCCGCCCGAGGCTGACCCTTCCGTCAGCGTCGTGGCCTGGAGTTTCAGCGGGTCGTAGAGTTCCGCGACCGGCGAGCTCCAGTTGCGCGTGCCGTGGTGCCGCTTCTTGAGGAAGAACTGCCCGGCATCCGATTCGGCCCATTGCGTGCCGAGGGACTTCCGCACGTCGCGTCGGACTTCGGCCGCGTCGGTGGTGGTCATCCCGGCGGTCAGCCGATCGATTTCGGCTTGCAGGTTGCCTTCGCCCTTCGCGGCGTTGATCTTCGCTTGGATGCCGTTGGCGTCGTCGATGATCGCCTGAATCGCCGCCTTTTCCTCGGCGGTCATCAGCCGACCCTGCACGACCACCTTGCCGTCCTTGTCCTTCTCCTCGTAGCTCTGGCACTCCGTCGCGGTCTTCGCGAGCAGCGCCTTCGCTTCGCCGGCGCGCTTCTGGTGCTCGCGCTCGAGCAGCTCCACGTTGAAAATTCGCATGTGCGTTCTCCCTAACTCGTCATCATCGCAATCTCGAACGCCAGGCGCTCGAGTTCTGCCTCGCCCCGTCGATCCTGGCCGGATGCGCAAGCGCCCTGCGGCGTGTCAACGAGTGGAGTCAGTTCCAGTGCCGCACGCGCGTCTCGAGGCGCATCCGGCGAATCCGTCAGCCGTTCCAACGTCTGCTCGAGCGTCGCGATGCGGTCGATCATGCCGATCGACTTCGCCTCGGTGGCGCCGTAGAGGTGCGCCTTCCACGTGCCGCGCACTTTCTCGTCACACACGCCCTGGCCGCGGCCGTGCACGACGTTGGTCACGAACTGGTCGTACGCTTCATCGACCGATTTCTGGAGCCGCACGCGCGCGGACGCGCCGAGGGGCTCGGTTTCGTTCCCGTCCACCTTGCCTTCGCCGGCGGACACGAACGTGCGCTTCACGCCAAACTTCGCCATCGCCTCGGAGAGATCGTTGTGGATCGTGAACGTGCCGATGGAGCCGACGCGCGCCGAGGGGGCGGCGACGATTTCGGTCGCGGCCGCCGCGAGGTGGTACGCGGCCGAGGCCATCGTGTACTGCGCCACCGCGATAATCGGCTTTTTCGTGCGGGCACGCATGATCTCGGCGGCGAGTTCCGCGTTGCCGGCGACATTGCCGCCAGGCGAGTCGATATCGAGCACGATCTGCTTGACGTGCTTGTCGGCGATGGCCTCCTGAATCTGCTTCGAGAGCTCCTGGTAGGTCGTCCCGCCCGACATTTGGCTGAACAGGTTCATGCGGGGCGCGATCACGCCGTAGACCGGGATCACCGCGACAGAACCTTGGCGGGGCTGCGGCAGGTTCTTCCGATTGACGAGCGCCGCCTCGAGTTCGGCCGCGTCGATGGTTTCCCCCGCGACGCGCCGCGCCAGAATCGACGCCACGACGGTCAACATCGACGGCGTCAGGTTCCACGGATGCTCGACGGCGAACGCGAGCACGTGTTCGTAGGACTTCATGCGACCTCCAAGGCTTCGAGCTGCGTGAACAGTTCGACGTTGGCCTGGATCGCCACGCGGTTGGCCTCGTCGGCCCCGAGAATCGGGGTCAGGTCCGCCGCCAGCTCACGATTCCAGCGATCGATGACGGCAAAGAACGCCGTCGATCGCTCACCCGGAGCGTGCTTCATCAGGGCGGTGCGCTGACGTGCGCGCGTCGCGTTCAGGACCGAGGCCGTGAGTTCAGACTCGGCGTCCTCGGTGCCTTTCGGGGCCGGCTCGCCGGGCGCGTCAGGCTCATTCGGGTTGGCGGTCGCGTCGGACGGCCCGCCCTGCTGCGGCGCAATCTGGTCCGCAGTCGGGTCGTCCTTGATCGACGGCAGGTTCAATCGGGCGCGCCCCTCGTTGGGCGTCATGATCGGACGGCCGATAAGCGTGTGCAGGCCGCTCGCTTGTTCCTCGAAGCTCCCGGCGAGCTTGGCCGCGATGTTGAACTCGACGTAAATACCCTTGCTGTCTGTGCATTCCGGGACGAGTTGCCGCTCGATCTCCTGCTGCACCATCTCCAGCGTCGGGCCGAGCGAATCCTGATAGAGCTGCTTGTGGAGTTCCTTGACGTTGTTCAGCGTCGAGTGCTCGAGGATGCCGACCGAGGGCTGCGGGATGTGGAACTGCGCCGCCGTGATCTCGCGGCGCGACTTCGCGCCTTGAATGAACTCCGACTCCCGCGGCGAGAAGCCGGCCTGCTTGAACGCCATCCCATCTTCGAGCACGGCCACCAGGCCCGAATTGGCCGCGCTGGCGAAACGCGCTTGCCACTGCTCGCGGAATGACTGCTTCTGCGCGGGCGTCCACTTCGGCGCGTCCTTCGGGCGCTCGATCACGCCCTCGTGCCGCGACGCGTTGCGCCAGTAGTACTCCCGATGTTCGGCGGCCGCGGCGTCCTCGGAGACGATGCGGCGCAGCGTCCGCAGGTTCGAGAGGCCCGACAGCGGATTCAGGGGGTTGTAGCCGGTGAAGAACACGACTTCGGACGCGTCGAGCGGGACCCGCTCACCGGACGGCCACGTCCACAGGTAGTGGTCGATGAGCAATCCGCCGATGGGTTTGATTTGTGGCGGCGGAATCCGCACGAGGCCGATGGCGTTGCGGTTCTCCTCGTCCCGGTAGCGGACCTTGAGCCAGGCGGCCTTGAAGAACACGCCCAGGTCGCCGAGCAAGGCTTCGATGAGCCGATAGGTCGTGGTCGAGGGGTTCGGGTTCTTCAACCAGCGTGCGAGCTCGTGATCCGTCAGCCGTTCCCGGTCGGTGTCGGAGACGCGCCGGAAGACGTGGAGCCCGAGCTGCGCGACGTTCCGCATCAGTTCGTCGACGGGGATGCGAATGTTGGGGTCGTCGGCGTAGATCGCGGCCAGGTCCTCGTCGTTCGGTTCCCACCACTCCGCGTCGTACGCCTGCATCGCGGGCGGCGCCGGGGTCGACAGGCGTCGCGGGGCGACCGACTGGAGCTTGCCGAACGACTTGACGATCACGGCAACACCTGAATGAACGAGATGGTCGCGCGGTGAATCACGGCATCGCCGTCGATCGCGATCGGTTCAGCGTGGGGCTTGAGGGCGTGGGCGTTGCGGAGCACGAGCCACGGGCCGCGTGCACGCCAGAGCACGCCTTGGAGCGACGTTTCCTCCCCCTTTAGGTTCACGATGACTGATTTCAGGAGACAGGGTGGCTGCCACCACCGCAGCGCGTCGAGCACTGGCACGGTATTGGGCGGCAAAACGACGAAAAACCCTATTTTGGGTTTCTAAACCCTAGTCCTCGTCCTCGTCCTCGTGGCGGGAGGCGCGGCGGAGATCACGCCGCACAATCTCCGGCACCGAGACGCCAGCGGCGGCGGCGCGCATAAAAACCGCGTCATATTGGCGTGAGGGGAGCTTGACGTGGACCGGCACTGAGGGGTCCGTCCGGTCA